AGCAGATTTTCAAAAAGCTCGCTCATACCTCAAACACCTGCTGGAACGTAACGGTGATCGTGGCCCTATTCAAATACGGTATGGACTTCGACCAGTCTTGGCAAATCCATTTGTAGGTCTCGGTTTCGTCTGGTGGAGACCAGTCAAAGCTTTCCGCTCCACCACGTGCTTCGAGAAAGGTTTCGATCGTATCGGCGTCAGTCTCTGACACTTCAAAGGTCAGGTTCCATTGCTTGGGATCTTGGTTGAGGCCATACGTCAGGCGCTGAGAAAATCCGTCGCCAAACTGGACGTTGCGAACTCTGGGACGGCTACGCTTGCTCGCCCCATATGTTGGATTGATCGAAGGGAAAGTAGCCATTAGCGGGTAAGGAGTCCTCCAGGTCGCTTCTGCTTAATCAATTCTGCCTGCACCGCCGCACCAATCAAGCGGCCAAGCTGATCGGCGTTGCCTTGGTTGCCCTGTACTTCCGTTCCAGAGGCATCGACGTTGACGACGACGCTGGTGCTGCCCATGGCGTTGTTTGGAACAATGTTGCCTTGCGCTCCAGGGACAAACAGTTCAGGGCCGCGCTCGCCAACCATGTAAGGACGGCCAGCGCCAACTGCTCCACCAAGCGCTCTTTCGCCAATAACGCTGTCAAGAACATTGTTGGGCACGCCAGCAAAGCTGTCAGTAGATCCACTACCACCTCCGCCAAAACCAAACGATCCAAACAGCTGGTTGACACCAAGCCGCAACAACTGATTTGCGATGTTTCGCAGCACATTGCTGGCTACTTCACCCAAGGTGCGGGTGCGGTCAACAGCAGCCGTAATGGCATCTACAACACCATCTTTAATGCTGGCCCCGATGTTTTCGTATGTCTGCTCTAACTCCTTAGCTTTTTCAATCGCTTTGGTTTCTGCAATCTCAAAATCAACGTAGTTTTCAACAATCGCACGCATTCCTTCCTCTTGGCCCACCATTAACTCGTTAATTCTTTGCTGCCTTTTAACTTGCTCCTCCGTTCCGTTCAAAATTGCCAGCCTTAGCTCTCGTTCGGCAGACAGCTTGTCAATCAATCCTCCAGCTTTTTCGATTTGAGCTGCTTCAGCTCTTTCTCTTTGCTGCTCACCACGTTGTTGTAAGCGAAGCAATGCTGCTTCATTGCGGTTAAACGCATCTTCTTGTTTTTTGCGCTCACGATCTGCCTTATCATTTACCCGGTCTTGAATTTTTTCCTGACGTTCTCGTTCTGCTGTTTCTGCTCTCGTAATATCAGCTTGATACTGCTGCAAAACAAGATAACCAGCAGTGGCTCGTAATTCATCGTCTTGAATATTTTTTACGCGCTCCATGCTTTTTTCAAGCTTGTTTTGAGCAGCAACCTTGTCCTGATCTAACTTGCTAACCGCCTGAGTTAGCGCAAGGCTTCTTTCTAGCCCCGCAATAAACGTATTGGTTTGTTGAGCCTGCCTTGCTGCTTGCTGTGCACCTTTTGTAGCGGCCTCTCGCTGCTCAGGTGTTGCAAGTCCGCTTAGTCTTTCCTCTAACTCAGCTCTGCGACGGGTATTTGCAGCGGTCTGTCGCTCAATAATCTGCTGTTCAGTTCTTTTAAAACCAGCCTGTGCTCCCCTTAAAATGCCAGGAGAGAAAAACTCTGTAAGCGGACCAGAAAAAGCTTCTGCTGTTCTTTTAAATTGAGCCCTTTCTTCAACCAAGCTACGAAGAGCTGGGTCATCTGAAACGCTGGCTTGAGCAATTAAAACTTGTTTGTTTATTGCGCCACTAATACCAAGTAACGCCCCACTTTCTTTAATAAATTTAACCAGGCCAACCGTCATCACGGTCATGGCCTGAGCAAACGTGCTAGCAAGCTCCTCCGAGTCGGCACCAAACTGTTTTAACGCATCAACACCGTCTTCACCAACCAAGCGGGTCAACTCTTCAGTAGCCAGAGCAAGCGCATTTTCCTCCTCCTCCAGAGCCACATACCTGTCGATAAGCTCGCCAGTTACATTATTTACTGCACCAAGTTTTTCTTTTAGAACGTCAAAGTCAGGTTTAAGAGGATCAAGAGCGGCAGCAAATGCAACTGCTTGATCAGCTACCGTTCCAAGCTGCGTGCCGACCAAAGACAACGCAAAGCCAAACTGACCGCCTATCGCTCCACCGGCCAGGCCGCCCAAAGTACCACCAGCGGCTGCTCCAACGCCCTGGCCAAACAGCAAGGGAAATGCGCCACCAATAAGGCCGCTACCAAGTGCTTGGCCTACGCCACCAGTAAAGACGGGACGCTGCCTGATCCTTTGAAGAGCGGCTTCATTGTCTTTTTTTCGCATTAGCTCTAGCGCTGCATTAGCCCTAATGTTCCTCTGCTCAATTTGATTTATGGCTTGTTGATTTTTTAGATCATTGCTCAGGCGTTGAGCGGCACGCGCTCGGTCTAAAAGCCCTTGACGGCGATCTCGCTTCACCATCGACTGCTCTTCAAACTCTTCGTTTAACTCTTGTACCGCTCTGCGACGAACAGGATCGTTTTGAATTGCAGAAATTTTTTCAACTTTTTGAACATGCTCTTTTAGCTGTCGAGTGCCTTCTGCTAAAAAATCAACTCTTTTATTTTCTTGTGCAACGCTTTCCCTATTCAGTTCCCCAATATGAGCGTAAAGCTCCTCCATCTCTCTGGCTTGCTGCAAAGAACGCGCAATTCTTCCAGCAACAGGGCTTGATGGCGCGTCAGATCCTGCTCCAGGGAAAAAGTGCTGTGGCTGACCAGGACCACCCCTAGCGATTGTTGATGCTGGATCAGGCCCAATCGGCCGTCCGTACATCGTTCGACCGCCCATTGAGCGTTCTGCTGCCGCAATAGCCTGCAGGGCTTCCGCTCGCTCTTCAAGGCTCTTTGTTACCAGATCATTTGTTTTTACTAACTCCCGCGCTGCGTCATTAAATGCTTTCGTGCCAAAAACAGCATTGTTAAAATTTTTCTTTGCTTCCGCTAAGGCTTTGTTTAAATTTCCGACATTTGCAACTGCCTCTACAGTGACTCCGGCCATCTTGGCCAAAAGTTTATTAGAAGTATCAACAAACCTGCCTGTGCGATTAAGTTCGTCACCAAGCTGCTTGACTTTTTGCGAGTTCTGAACCGCAACCTTGATGTTTACGCCGTAGTCAGCCACAGACCCCGGTCCAGAACCTATTGACCCACTTTAACGCTTACCCCCTACATGCGCCGCTCTAGAGGTTTTTGCTCGATCCAACGCTTTTTCCTCTTCTTCGCGTTTTAACTCAAAAAACGCTGCCCAACCCACCATTTCCTCTTGGGTTAAATGCTGAGAAAGCTGGGCGACTGTTGTGCCCAGCTCCTTAGCAAGAAAAAAGATGAAAAACCAGTCGCTCTTAGCTTTTGAGATCTGCCTTCGCTTCCTCCACCTTATGCTCAGAGCCGGAAGCCAACATCGCAAGCTGAATATCTTGAAGGACTGAAGCCTCTACTGCATTTTTAAGCTGAGACTTTTCGCCATCCTGAAAAAGCCGCTTGCCGTCTTCGTCAAGAGCTTTTTGGATCATCATCGTTAGCGCAAAATCGTTGGAGTCATCCGTATTGATTTTCTTTTGGATTGACTCGCGCTCGGCAATCGTCAAAGGGTGCCAATACACCTCAAGCACCACCTCGTCGCCATCCTTGACCTCATGCTTGTAAAGCTGGCTAACGCCAAACTTGTTGCGAAGCAGCTCGGTGGCACGCATAAAACATTATCGTTTCAACTAATATACTATACAACTGCCGTAAACTGGCAAGAAATAATTCCTAGGAAATGAGGACGATCCTCAAGCTCTACAGAGCTGGGGCCGGTAATGTCCAAAACTCTTGGAGAAACACTAAATGTGTCCGTGTAGTTAGCAGCATTGACCGATGTCAAGCCGTCAATTACTGATTCACTAACTGCCGCAAGCGCTGCCGTACCAGCAGACTTAGGTACATAAACGTTGCATTGAACCACCCCGCTGTAATAGTCAGAGGCTGCTCCGTGGTTTTGAAGCGTTGATTGATTAAAGGTAACGTTCATCGACACGTATTTTTTAGTCTTGCCCGGCGTGGTAAAACGAACGTTGTCGTAAACCATTGACACCGTGGCGTCTGCAGCTACCACTGCGTCGGTTACAGCTTTTTCAAAAGCAGCCCGGGCGTTCACAAGAGTCATGAATTTTTCCTCAAAACGCTTGTAGGTCGCTCAAGCATAGGCGTGCCCTTCTTCGTTTCTGGAATCGCACCAGCAACTCTTGGCTTCGGAACAACGCCTGCTTTAATGCTGGCAAGAGCAGGATTCTCCCTAAACAGCTCGTCAATTTTTTCTTTGATGCTTTGGATGTAAGCAACAGTTAAGCCATCCTCCAAAGCGTAAGCCGCGTAATGCGCGGTATTGCCGATATAGACGGTTTTGTATTTTTTAAAATTAAAGTAATAACCATTTTCTCCATAACGTCGCTGAATCTCTCCCATATTTTTTTTGATGCCCCACGGACTTTCTATGCCACCTTTGCCTGGAGTCGGCCTGTGGTAAACGTCGCTCCAAGGCTGCCTGTTTCGTCTGTTCCAGTCGCTTTTCTCTTGTGTTTCTACAGCAACGCCTGTATTTCCCTTGGCTTGCCAGCTAGACGCAAAATATCCCGTATAAACGGGGCTGTTTTCAGGTGTGGATAGGTCATCTACTATCCTGTTAATTAACTTGTTAAAAGCTCTGTCAAAATACGCTTCGTAATCGGTCTCAAAGTCAAAAAGGTTGTGATCTGCAGACTTAGCCATCAGAAAACCACCTCCAGGATAAACAGATACTCTTGATCGCCCTTGTAAGTGCGGATGTCTGTGATCTGAGCAACACGGTTAGACCCTGCGTACTTCAGCGTCACCGTGTCTTCAAACGTTGGTTGGTTGTCCCCGATTAGATCAGGCGTGACATACAGCTTGGCCGTGCGCTTTTCAGCCTCAGTCTCTTCCTCAGAACGCACAAACTCGACTGGAACGTCAAACGAGTAAGCCGTGTCCGTCGTCGTCAACGCTCCAGTGCTGGTGTTGTAGGTCGGAGATGCCTTGCGGGTGTACGTAATCGTGTGGTCAAACGACTTGCCTAGGTCGGCAACAACCGACTTGGCAACGCTCTTGAACAGACTGTCGAGTGCGCCTGCCATCTCAACCCCTCACAGTACGGACCTGATAGCTCCCACTACCGCCAAGGCAGTAAGCACCAAG